AACGATAGTGGCAACGATAGTGGCAACGATAGCTATAGCTATAGCTATAACGATAGCGATAGCGGTAGCGGTAATATAGGTTAGCGGTGACTTAGGACAATATGTCTTTTATTTATTTCAGGCGTACACATAATCTAACCCTGATAAAAATGGGAGCATCGGTATCCAAAAATGTATCAAACGCGGTCACCAAAGCAGTGGCCAAGGTGTCCTCAAATATCATCCAAAACACCCAACTGTCTCAGGACATGGCCCAGGTAGTCAGCGTCCGCGACGTCCACGGAGACGTGCACATCTCCGGCAATACGTTCACCCAGCACGCCACCGTCAACATGCACACGCTCCTGGACGCCCTCTCTACAGAGGAAGCCCAGCAGTCCATCATGCAGGAGCTGGCCCAAGAAGCCAAGAGCGTCACGTCGGACCTCAATATAGGCCAGTTCTCAGACGCTCAAAACACAATGAACCTACTAATGCAAGCCACCATCAACCTCCTCACTAGCATTGGGCAGACATGCAAAGCCTTCAACCGCCAGCATCAGGCCATCGTCGTAAAGCGCGTCTCCGGTAATGTGTACATCCAGGACAACGTCTTCCAACAAATGTACAACATCCTCCAGAACTGCACAGAGAAGGCCGCCTCTAACAACCGCCTACTCCAGGACCTCTCATCCAAGATGTCCCAGACCGCCAGCGCCAAATCAGAAGGCATCTCTGATTGGGTCCTCGTCGCGCTGCTGGCCGTCTTCATAGGCATCCCCGTGATTGGAGGCGTAGTCGCGGGTCAGGCAATCCTCAAGTTCATCTTCCCAATCATCCTGGTAGCGGGGATCGTCCTACTGGTCCTATACTACGTGAGGGGCAAACAGGTCATGAAGGAGGTCGGCTTCTCCACCTTCATCGAGAACACCCCCCTCTGCATGCCCTCCCGAGCGGAGATCACTCCCTCGATCTACGCCAACACGGTGGAGGCCTCAAATGCATGCAAAGCGAACGCCACGTGCAAGGCCTTCGACTGGAAAGGCATTGATGTAGCCCAGAACGGTACGTACACGGTTCTAGACGACCCAGTGACCAAGTTCTACTCAGGCGTGTCCGACAAATGCAGCACGGCCATCAAACCAGATAATGTGAAGCTGCTGCGCTATCCAGTGTTCTTCCAGGGCGACCTCGATCCCAACGATCCACTCGCCATTACCGGTACTGTAAATAAAGGAGATGTATACCTCAATACAACCAACGGTGTCTGGTCACAGAAGGTCATCCAATGGCAGCCAAGAGGCACAGTCACTACAAACTCATACAACAGGATTGCGTGGGGTTACATCAACCCCACAACGCCCCGAACTGGTAATACTCCGTACGACGTCCCCATACTAGACTCACCCATGGATGACGACGTGTATGTGTACGCTAACCAACACAACCCAGCATACCTGTACCTCTTCAGGTACGATACCTCAAATGGATGGGTCCAGGAACAGAAGATCAAGGGACCTGGGCTGGTACCAGACACACCCGCCATCATCAACTCAAGCGGAATAAAGGAAATAGAAAAGACTGCTTGGATGCTGTACGCCGGAATAGCAGGCATCGTCATCGGAGCAATCGGTAGCGTAATCACTCTATACACAAAGAAGGAAAAATATGCAAATTACACAGACTTTGAATGGTAAGTGTTGATTAGTTCTATTATTAGTTCTATTACCCCTAGGGGTAATAGATGGTTGATTTAAACCCTAATTTTCTTTGGTTGTTCTATATTGTATGTTGTAAACCTTACCGCCGTATTCGACCGGAGTCTTGCTGCTCTTCCACGATATGAGGTCCTTCACGGTGCACCAGGTCGTTCGGATGCCTATCTCTTCCTCAATACCTTCTGTGATCATCCTGATGAGGTTTTCGCGTTGAATGACGATGGGGTCGTCTTTGGTGCCTTCGGAGGAGGAGTCGATGCTTCCGAGGTACTCTTGAATGAGGTCTTGGATCATGGACTGAACATCGAACAACTCATCCTGATCGTTTTTGATCTCTTCAGGGGAGATGGGCTGAGGGATGTCGTCCTCGGTGTCCTCTTCCTCGTAACTGGCGGGGAGCCTGGTCTTGACGAAGTTGTTCAGGAAATCAATGGACTTGTCGTAGTTGATGCATATGTAGTTAACGATCTCCTTCAAGTCTCTGAACTTGATGGACTGGTACATCTCCTTACTCTTCTGATGCTTGAATTCATCCAGTATCTTCTGGATAGTGTTGTCGAGTTCTTCGGCATAGTAGACCTTACAGTACCAGGCGTAGTAGTACTCGTCTTTCTTCAGGCGCCCTGTCTGGTATCCGCTCAGGCGTTTGGACAGGCGCTTCGTTGACCCGATCTTGAAGACACGCTGTTTGGCGTATTCGCGGGTCGTGGCGATGTAGATCCACTCTTTCTTCTGCTCGCGGATGCGGACGTTCTTCATCATGGTCTTGTTCCACTTGGATGAGCGCTCGGCTCTAGCTGCTTTGTCCTGGGCTTCCAGGGCTGCAGCTTGCGCTTCCTCCGCTTTCGCACGCTCTTGCTCCATATTCGCTTGCGCTTCCTCCGCTTTCGCACGCTCTTGCTCCACATTCGCTTGAGCTTGCTTCGCTACAGCCTGGGCCTCTTCAAGTGCCTTATCCTTGAGTTCTATGATCTTGGCTTGTTCCTCCAGTTGCTTCTGGGTTCGCTTCTGTATACCTTCCATATTGACGGACCCCTCTGTCCTGAGGGTTGGAAGTATGTAGTCACAGACCAAGTCCTGGAACGCATCTGCGAACTTAGTCTTGCTTCTGTTAATGAGGCGAAAGAAGCCGGATTCATTGATGTAGACGACTTTTCCCCGATTAAAAGATAGATCTTGGAGGTGAGTTGCCCCTAGAAAGTTGGGGGCGGTTGAATCCAACTCAGATCTTAGTAAACTGAGACTTTTCTTGTTACGAGAAGGTACGTGCTTTATAAGTGCATCCTTACTGTTTGAGTACCCGAGTACCGCACATACATCGAGACCATTAAACCAAGGAATCCGATACGTTCCCACTAAACGGACTCGACCCTCTACACCTTTCACATCAAATGTGATGTAGTCGGTGCATGTCTTGAGGTCCATCAAGGCCTTTACCCCCTCTATTTCGTTTTGCATCTTTTACCCTTTGGCATAGATCTTACCGTCTATATTTCAATTTATTCTTACCATGCGTCGCTGAATCAAATTTCAATTACCCTGAAGGTGTTGCTCAAAAAAGTCTCAGTTTACTGAGCTCTGAGGTGGTATGTGAAACCGATCCCACCTCAGAGCTCAGTAAACTGAGACTTTTTTACGAGGACGTACATATGTGTTGGGTGTTGCTCATCAAAAAAAGTCTCAGTTAACTAGGTTCTGATGTGGTATGTGAAACCGATCCCACCTCAGAACCTAGTTAACTGGGCCTTTTTTTTACGAGGACGTACATGTGTGTTGGTCTACTGAGACTTTTTGATGCTTTCAAATTTNAATTACCCGAAAGGTAAGTGATTGCAACTTATAGGATTAAGACAACTTCATGTTTTGTAGTTCATATTCAAGTAGGTTGATGGCTTGTCTATCTCGTGTATACATGTAATCCCTAGTTTATCACCTATAACTCTGAAGATATTGAATCCGTCAGGATTGAACCTGAAAAAGTCACATCCTATCCGATATTACGTTCCTTTTCCTTATAAGGATCCCTATCTCGATGACCGTACTCGTCACACTCAACGACCAGGTTCAGTTCTTTGATGAAGAGATCTACTCTGTATTGATCTATCCTGAACTGGGTATAACAGGTTAGGTAATGAAAGGTCTCCCTGATTGCTGAGCTGTACATCTGACATTTTTACCTTTACTACTGACCAATCATCCTATATTTTCAATTTATTACCCAACTCCTATTTTTATTCCAATCTTCACCCTCTCATCTCATGGTTGGGTGTTGCACATCTTCATTCGCTCATGAGGCTGCCTCTGTAAAAATTATCTTCGGTATCTTAAAAATGACGACTACTGGATCAAATATCACTAGTGGATTCATTGATCTTGCNACTTTTGACGAGATTGAGAAGTACCAATACGGTTCCAATCAGGCTTTTGCGTATTTTGTCAGAGAGACCCGCAAGTCCACCTGGTTCACCCAGGTGCCGGTCATCCTATCCCGTTCCTCGGGTGCAGCAGGCTTCAACCAGGAGTGGTCAGTGTCCATCTCCAGAGCGGGCGACTACCTCCTACAGTCATGGCTCCGACTTACCATCCCGGCGGTCACCCTGTTGCAAAACAACCAGTTTGGCGCCAATGGTAGGATTCGCTGGACTCGTAACTTCATGCACAACCTGATCAGGGAGGCCTGCATCTCTTTCAACGATCTTGTGGCGGAACGTTTCGACAACTACTTCCTCGACTTCTGGTCTGCCTTCACCGTGAGCGCCAGCAAGCGTGTGGGCTACGACAACATGATCGGTAACGTGGACAGTCTCATCGCTCCCCACGACGTCGGCGTCCCCCTGGCCAGCCAGAACCTCAATCTTCCTCTCCCCTTCTTCTTCACCCGCGACAGCGGCGTGGCCCTTCCCACCGCTGCGCTGCCCTACAATGAGATGCGCATCTCTTTCAACTTCCGTAACTGGAACGAGCTGCTCATTCTCGACAACAGCGTCCCCGTCCTTAACAACAATCCATCTGTTGTACCCGTCGTCGGCACCGATATCGCCGCCGCCCCCGAACTCACCAACATCCAGGTCTGGGCCAACTACTCAATCGTATCCAATGAGGAGCGTAAGCGAATGGCCTGCGCCCCCAGAGACATCCTCATCGAGCAGGTGCAGACCGCCCCGAGACAGAACTTCACTCCCCTCACTAACCCCACCCAGAGCTATGACATTAGGTTCTCGCACTCTATTAAGGCCCTCTTCTTCGCAGTCAGGAACATCACCAACAGTAACATTTGGTCTAATTACACGACAGCTTCACCTGTTCCAGGGCCTCAGGTGGTTGTATTTGAACCAACAGCAGGCGCGTTTGATCCGATTAATAATACTACTTTAACGTATGAGAACACCAACCGTCTTAACCAGATGGGTTCTGACTATTACTCACTTATTGAACCCTTCTACAAGGCACCCAGTATTCCAGAGCCAACTGGATACCATCTGTACTCCTATTCCTTGGGCTTCTATAACGTTGACCCCCTTGGCTCTACCAATTATGGTAAATTGACTAATGTAAGCATTGTGCCTGCAGCCTCCCCCGCAGCTATTGTGGGTGCTGGCGGTACTGGTGCTGCTGCATCTGGACAGGACTACGCGCAGACCTATGAATTCATCATCATTGGTTTGAACACGAATATCATCAGAATCTCAGGTGGGGCACTCGGGTTTCCTGTCCTCTAGAATTTTTTTTTACGAGATTTTTTCCTTTAAGAACACAACCACAATATATATCCTCNNGAGGATATATATCACATCGATCTAACTGCTAAGTGACTATTTATCATATTCTACAATGATAACGTCTCTATCTACTGCGAATTCTTCTATCATTGATAAGTAATTGTTCCAGTCACCGCTTGCTAATCCACATCCTATATACTTCGGGAATGCAATTTTGGCATCTTTTTTCACACGTTTGTTGATCCTGTAAAGGCATTTTTTGAAAGCTTCTTCTCTTGTTTTGTATGTTTCATCTCTAGAATAGTAGTATTGAGATTGAGGAGTCCCATATGAATACTGGGCGAACATGCATATCACATGTACGTCCTTAAAAGGTGACTTCTCTGTGAGTATACGCCCCAGTGGTGGTCTATCTTCTTCAATTGCAAGGTTTTTCTTACCATCTGCTCTTCTTCTCGAGTATGGACATACACCCATTTCTCTTGCTATTGTTAAAGATAGGCCATGTGGTTTGACAGCTATGCAGTTGTTCTGCTGACATATATAGTCACACTTGACCTTAGTTATATCTCCTTTTATTTCAGTGATCATGTTTATTTATTTAACTTCTATATATGGTCTTGAAATTCAACTTTTGCGTCAAAGTCACCTACTAATTTCTTGTGGATGATAAAAATGGCAGACAATGTAATGGCCTTAGTGAAAAAGAAGGGTGCTCAGCAGAAGCTCCGCGGGAAGAGGGCTCAAGCCGCCAAGAAGCGTGCGGCCGTAGCCGCCGCGAAGCCGAAGCGAGTGCCCGACAAGCGCAACCCCTTTCGCCCCTTCACCTACATGGACCCGAACGAGATGATCGAAGAGATCGACAACTTCGTCGCCAATGCCGGGTGGACCGAGGAACGACATGTCCCAGACTTAAACTTGGATCGTGAGATGGTCAAGCTGTTCCATATGCTCAAGAGTGGTATCCCCTTCCCCTTAGTCAAGACGTTCTTTGTCGAGTTTGATGAAAGCGACTCGTTCAACGTGGTTCGTTACTTTGACGAGTTCAAGCAGCGCCCAGACGTGCGTGCGCGCATAGAGAACATGAAAGAGCTCATCAGACGCCGCCAGGCAGTCCCTCTAAAAATACCTCAAGACGTATTGAGGCAAGGAGGTATCATTGATGGGCCAGCTGAGCGTAAATACAGACAGACAATGATAGTAGATGATGGAGAGATAGGACGTCTGAGAGCACGCGCCATGTCCCCAACCCAACGACCCAGGATCATGTTCGGTCCTGATGAGCTCTTGTCTCAATGCGAGCGCGAATACAGACGAGCCCCATGGATGTTCCCATTCTCAGATCAAGTCATCAGAGGTTTCGCAATCAAAGGCGTAGGCCCTCAATATACAATACCTCAAGAAATTAAAGATGGTTGGTACAAGGTCAATATGGATTGGTATAGGATGGCTTGCGAAGGTAATCGCAGATTTATACCAGGCAAGGTTGCATATGTAACCATAAACAACGATCTCATTGTAGAGACGGAGGAGATGTACAAGGCGTCCAAGAAAGACTGGATCCGGGAATTTACCCCACTTGACTCCATAGGATTTGAGGTGGCTAAACATATGATCATGAGCAATGATGTCCTCAAATCGTCCTTCGGTGAAGAGCTTGAGGAATATGCGGAAACGATCATTGCGTCGTTTGGGCCAATTGAGACCAATTACGATCTGGCACGCAAGATGTCATATGTCCTTGTATTCCTAACATCTTTGATTGACGACCCTCAGGTCTACCATGAGAGGATCAGGGATCATGAGTACCCAGGGGATGTGCTCGTCAACCTCGACCGCTATACGTTGCTCCCAGAGGTCTTCAAGGATCCCAATGTAGACAAGACTCCTATTGAGAACAAGATCAAGCGCGTGAGGCGGACCATCGAGAACAGATACTACGAACTTACCAAACAGAGAAATCCTGCCGCGAGAAGGCACATGCGTCCCAGGCGTATGGGGGTTCCGAAAACGACTGCTCAGATTTCAGGAGATGAGAGGATTGCGCTGCCGGCGGTGCTCCCTGCCGCTACTGTGCCAATTGTGCGACCCAGAACAATCGCGAAGGAGCTTGCGCCGGGGCTCTTCCAAAAACTGAGAGAGAGGATCACCCAGATAACGCCCATTTATTGCAATCAATGCGACGCGGAGGTGTTCGCGCCCCCATTCACCACACCTAGGGGAGCCGACCGTCTCAAATTCTGTAGCAAGGAGTGCTTTGATCGGCACGATATTTAGACAACACAGGCAGCAGGTCATTTTCTCTTGTAAATAAAAGCATGTTACTGATAGAATACCGCATTAAGCTACCACTCTCATTTGACCTGTACAAGATTGCCAATCTTCATACAACCATGGAGATGTCAAAAGAATACACAAAGCCCGGTGAGGGCGTAGAGATCTTGGAGAACGTCCCATGCGACGTGGCGTGTCTTCCTCAACATAACCCAAACTCTAGAAATTCGGTACAAAAAGTCCAACGTACCTCAAAACGGTATTACATCCCTGACTTTATCACGTCTCACCTGACCAAAGACTCCGTCGTTTTGAGGGAGTCTTCATTCAATGGGTTCCCTAATTTCAGGACTGTGGTGACCGCAGAGTCAGGTACAACTGGTGAGTTTACGATTGATACATTGTGCATGACCGACGACGACGCCAACAAGGATAACGTGTTTAAACTACCTCAAATCATACTTGATAAGAGGTCGGTTATTAACATAGACATCGTAAATGACGCATTGCCACCAGAACTTGTGAAGGAGGGCGACGATCCAAAGAAGGTCTTGGGGTTAAAGGACGACTGGAACTCTTCATTCATTCCTATGGTTGTGTACAAACTAGTCTTTGTCAAGAGTAACGATGAGATCATCAATACACTCATTAGAGACAACCTGAGGACTATGTTTAACTTATTCCACAGGAAGCTGGTTTGTTCCCAAGATCGTTGGATAGGACTGAACATAAAAGACATCAGGACTATGGAAGACGATACTAAGGACCTTTTGGATCAAAGGCGAGCGGCTAGCGACCTTCCGTCGCCCGCTAGCGGCTAGCGACCTTGCGGATTGTATAGTAACCCCTAGGGGTTACTATACCTACCGACCGAGCGGCTAGCGACCTTCGGACGCCTTCGTAGCCCGCCCGCTCGACAAGGTCGCTATGACCATGAGTATCACAAGCACAACTATGATCATCCACCACTCCAATTTGAACGGTATATCCTCAATGTCAAATATCTCACGAACCTTCATGGGACCTGCCTTGTAGTACGCGTCCTCCTGGGCCCGCTTGATGGCCTTGAGTTTTTCCTCGCTGATCTCATTGGGTCTGAATTCAATGGGAGGGGATGTGCATTTGAGGAGGATGATGCCTCCTAGTCCTCTCGTTTGTCCAACCGAGAAAAGGGAGTCGATCTGCCCTCCAGCCATGTTGAATGGGTACATGGCGAGCTTGAAATAGCCTTCGTTTCCGGCGTAGCGCCCGTACGAGTTGCGGCAATGCCAGTATGGGACATCTCCAAACTTTCCATCCTCATATTCGATGTTCTTGGCCACACCCCATCCCATCACGGAGAAGGCGTGGAAGCCATTGATATTACCTGCCATCGTGTTCCAGGCCATCCTGTTCATACCTGAGGTGTAGTTACCGTTCTCAAAATACACACCCCCGTTGATATTACTACCATAGATGAGGAATTTATTGAAGTTGGAGTATATCGCAAATGAACCTATCACTGGTCCATATTTGAGGATGTGACGCTTAACCATGGTCTTGTATACAGGTCTGAAGCGGCCCCCATTGTGAACGAGCTGTCCTGGGGCGTCAAATTTATATTTGTACTTGGGATGCGTTTTGAAGTAGCAGCCGCACGTTGTTGGTACGTTGGCGTTTAGTTTGTCAAGATAGCCTACGTTGAACTCGTTCTTGCCTCGTCTGTTGGTACACCACTGCTTGTCCTGGGAACACCAGGAGTAGTCGATACACGTCTGATCCATGGCTCCTGATATAGAGAGTAAATTAGACAGCTGGGCCAGGTTGCCGCCATTACAAGGCTTGTTGTTCATGAAGCATGCCATGATGGATGTGGCCGAGACGTTGGGTGCCCACGAGACGGCACCGGAGACGACATGACAGTCGGACAAAATCTGCGCTAGCGTGACGGCGTAGCAGGAGCCGCACAGGTACTGGTCCCTCACACCGTCAATCATGCTTTTCTTTTGAAGGACCTCTGGCGAGTCCGCCTCGGTCGGTATGCCCCATGAGAAGTTCTCGGGGATGGCCTGGGTGACGTTTCTATATAGAATTGAATTAGGATTAGTCAACCCATGCAGTAGCTCTCTGGGTATGTCGGCTTCTTCTATAAATTGTAGGTTACGTATGTCTGAGTTGTAAGGTGGTATATACACCGTCTTTTTTGGTTCTTCTTTTTCTTGCTCAGACGTGAGCGGCTTGCGGGGCTCGCGGGGCTCCGCCCCGCCCTGCGACCGAGCGGCTAGCGACCTTCGGTCGCCGGCGGGCTTCGCCCGTACGCCGCAGGCCGAGCTTCGCTCGGTAAGGTCGCCCGCCCCGCCCGCCGCCGGCCGAGCTCCGCTCGGTAAATAGTTGGACCTCGGGTCTGAAGAGACCAGACTCCAGCGTAGCCGGCCAGTCCGTTTTTTGGGTTCATTGGTTGCTTCGTATACGTCCACAGTTTGATTGCGTCGAATGCGTTCATATTCGTCCATTTTATGTTTGTTAGGTTTTTAGGATCGGATAGTTGAACTAAAAAATATTAGATATAGAAAAATGAGTTCATACAGAAGATTTCTGGCTGGTCTTCAAAAGACACAGTTCGAAGCCGATTGCGATGAATGGCGAGTGGGTATTAATCCGAACACTGGGCGCGTATATTCGGCCACCAAACGCGGCGATCTAGATTTCAGGCGTATGCGGGGCAAGTGCGACCCATGTGCCGAGTTTGATATAAGGCCAAGTCATAACCCACGCACAGGCAGGCGTATCTCTCCCAAACGCAACATCTACAGGCGACTTGTTCAAGAGTGTGGGTCCCCCAGGCGCAGCAGATCGCGTTCACGATCCCGTAGTCGTTCACGATCCCGTCGTCGTTCACGCTCCAGGAGCCCAAAGAGGAGATCGTCCACTACTCGCAGACGTAGCCGCAGCAGAAACAGCAGAAGCCGCAGGCGTTAGCGGGCTACGAAGGCTCGGTCGCTGCGACCGGAGGGAGCCTCCAGCGCTCGGCACAATGACGATACATACCTAAAAACTTTATTTGTTATCACAAAATGTCTGATTTAAAACATCCTATTGGATATCTTGAACGTTCAGACTTCTCAGACTCAGGAGATCTGATCGGGCAACTCGGAGGTAAACCCGTCTTTGTAATGATTCAAGGGAGCTATTGTGGTGGGTGCACAGCCTCCAAGCCTGACTTCCAGCGACTCGGCAACGACGGCGCCGTGACGTGCATGACCATTCAACTGGATGGAGATAGACAGGGTGAGAAGGACATCCAATCCTCAGGAGTCCTCAACAACATCTATCCCAACCTCGAGACGGTCCCAAGTTACATCCTCTACGTCAACGGTAAAAAACGCATCCCATACAAGAGCGGTGATAGGTCATTCGCTGCAATGAAACAGTTTGTACAACAGTACATTTAACCTTCAAAAGTAAACCAAAATGACTTAAAGGTGGGGTATCTATACGTAGATAGGCCAAGGTAGTTCCTTTTATTACGAGTGTTTTCCGAGCACTTTTGTTTTATACTACTAGCCTAGCGGGCTTCCGCGCGACCGAGCTTACGGGCAAGGTCGCTCTTTCAAAAGGCAAATATGGTTCCTTTAAACCATCAATAAGTGATATTCTTACCATCCGCCTTTTGAAACTACTTCTTAGTTGTAACCTCAAGTTGGTTACAACGGTAAGCAAATATTATGAATTTAGACCCCAAACGGTCAAGTGAATAGAAAACATCATGTATGACAATTATGAATTCATCAAAGCCTCTCTCTCTCTGCATAGCGCGGTAGCGGCGAGCGAGAAGAGCTGCTATAGTAGAGACCTCCTCAAATATGGCTATATAGCTCCCGACAACCTCTCAGAAACAGCCAAATCCGTCCTCATTGAAGAGGCCGTGAAGCTTAACAGCACGTTCTACAAGAGCTGGCATGACGTCACGAGCAAGACGCGTGAGGAACTGGCGATTGACCAATTCTACCACTACATCTCAGTAGCGATCAGTGACATCTACGGGTGTGGTGAGATAGTGTATGTGCCAAACAAGACTGACGAGCCCCGCAGCCCGCAAGAGCAATCAGTGCCATTCAGATTCATCAAAGGCCTTACGGTAGAGGAGATCAAAGACCTTACCAAGGCTATCCTCCATGAGAAGGTTGCCCTGAACGAAAGCACCATCGAAGCAGCGTTTAAAATCCTTCAAACTCATGAGGTAGACATCGACAAGGTCCAGAATCGCGACAGCCGTACCTACATCTTCGTCAAGCACGGAATCGAACCTCAGACCCCCCTCGAAATCCTCAGGTGCGCCGTGTACGACGTCACCGGAGAGCTCACCCTCATCAAAAACGAGGACATGTACAAGAAGATTGAATATGGTGATATCGCCCGCGTTATTAGATGGCTCAAAGGAAACGAGGAACGCCTAGCTACCATTTTCAATCGCTACAAACCCATCTTCATGAGTATGAAGACGTACTATTACGCCAAGTCTTACATCAACAGGATCAGCAAACTGTCCAAAAAGCTACACATCCCACTAAAGGCCTCGACCAATGAGCCCTCAACAGGGTATGAAGTGGTGAAGCACGTCAAATACCTTATCCAGAACAAGAAGCCAAAAGTCTATCATGTGAGGAACGGTAATATGTGGTGTACACGTGACCGCAAAAATGAGATCGACAAGTATGTCTCCAAACTAAAAGGACTACTTCCAGACACCTTCGTCCAGTCCCCTTACACACGTCTGGCGCTGCCAACCTCTGAGAAGAACTTCTGTGGTGCGTTCCCTATGGGTACCAAATTTGGAAGCTTCCCAGGAGGCGCCCTCATTATCGGCATCCACTGGAAGAACAAGAATGGGAGACGCGTAGACTTGGATTTGAGTGCGGTTGATATGGAAGGAAAGGTGGGGTGGAACTCGGACTACTACACCGACTGTAAAAACGTCATCTACTCAGGCGACATGACAGATGCATCGAATGGGGCCAACGAGTACCTCTACTTCAAAAACATCACCAATCCCAAAGTGGTACTGGTAAACAAGTACACATCTCATCAGGAAGAGGTCAATATGGACGTCATCGTGGCGACCTCGGGGTCAGCTCCGTTAAAGAACGCGGTGCTGGACGACAAAGATGTGATCGCCACGGCTAGCACAGTATGCGACGAGAGGCAGAAGACGCTAGGAATCGTGTACCCAACCGACGACGGTCCCATGTTTGTGCTCATTGACAAGTGCATCGGTAAGAAGCTGATGGTAAGCTCCGCTAACGAAGACTCTGATATCATGATTAACGCTTTCATGAACGACTACATTTACATAGATGAGTACGCGACAGCTACATCCACCGAGCGAGCGACCGAAGGTCGCAGGGCGGGGCTCCGCCCCGCAAGCTCGGCCGGCGGCTCCGCCGCCACAACAGAAACTCAATCCGTCATAGACCTCAGTAATGAGACAATATCAAAGTATGCAATGCTCAATATTTTCAAGTAGGTTAAAAAACTGCTCCACAACATCATGAGAAGTACAGCTCTAATTTCATTACTCCTAGGAGTAACGAATATGTTATGTGTCGCTAGCGCTCGTTAAAACGAGCGCTCTCAATAATGGCGATAGCCTTCTTTTTTACCGCTCATGAGCCAAGCGATGACGATGACGACCAGGATGACGGCGATAACGATGACCCAGGGATTGGTAAAGTAGCCCTTGATGGTTTCCATGATCACGCCACCGTACATATCGTTACTGCTGCTGTACCCGTCATAGCCGTGAGGGATGAGAGGATCGCGGTGTGCGGCATGTTGACCACCTCCATAGAATGCCTGTTGGGGGTATGAAGCCTGACCGTATGGACTGTCCTTGTAGTACATTTTTTGGTAACCAAGGAAAATATTTCAGAGAAAGCGCCCTGCATTAACGACCAATCAGAACTGAGTCACTATCACTATAAGCACTATGAGTAGTATCGATATGGCGAACATCTCGTACTTGTACAGTTTTGCAAAATCTAGGAACGTTTTATCTGGCTTCGCTGGCTTCGGCACTAGGGGATCAGGTGGACCGGCTACATGAGGTTTTGGCGGCAGGGGCTTAGATGGGTCTGATGGGTGCCTGTCAAATTTACACACTATGTCGTTCTGCACGTGGTCGATAGATACGTTTCCATCCTCAACGATGTCAAATAGGACTTGGCACATCTTGTCTGGGCATGTGGGGTTGGCGAGCTGGGTGGGGACTAGGTACTTTCCCGATCTGTTAGCGCATGCCGTGTACCAGCACCCGTCGTTAATGGAGTGTGCCCCCTTCATGGCCTGATACGCGCTGTTGTCGGCCCTGTTGATGCACTTGCAGTCCTCCGTGTTGTGGCGCAAGCAGTAGTTCTGTATTGTTGCGTTCTGGATGTGAGTGGGCTGCCTCTCAAACCACATCCTACATTCATTACCACCTTCTCCTATGGATTTGAGACGACTACATTCCTTCATTCCTTTGGGGCACGTGGTGATTTTCTGTGTACAGTATTTGGCCTCAATATCATTGTTCTCTCCAAATTTGTCTTTGTATGCGAGTACCTGTGCACGTGTATCGATCTTGTCTAGGTTGTAGATACATTTGAGGTTGGGTGCTTGCTTGTCCCACCCGTAATAGATAAGTGGGTCTTTACCTTTGGAGCTGCGTCCTATCTCGCACTCGTCTCTGTCCGGGTGCGCGCACCTGGGTTGCGACGTGCAGAAGCCGCCGCAGCAAGAATCGGTGCCTATCTCCCAATCCCCGATGTTGTGCGTCTTGTGACAGGGGACGCGCGCGCTGAATGCTGAACAATGAAAGCATCTACAGTCGCCTGGTTGATACTGGTGTTTTTGACTCGTCTGGACTATACGTCCTACTACATGTTCTCCCATGTTTTTATGGAAGGTGGAAAAAGATGTGGATCCCATATACTAGTAGCAGCTGTACCGAGCTCGGCGGGTTACGCGTATTGTCGTCTGTACATCCACCAAGCACCTATTACGATGATGACAACTAAAATGACTATCCACATGTTGCTACCACCGCCTCCAATGAAGATATCTCCAGGGTCAAATTCCCCACCACCATCTACGTCGATATCCAGCATTTTGCGTCTGTTGAGCTCCCTCACCTTCTGAGGACCGGCCATGTAGTACGCGTTAGATCGTTGCTTATTGATGTTCTGCTGGTACTTCTGAGATATCTGCTGCAAGTCAACCTGTTTTGGTCGCTCTGTCGCGCGGATAAGGATCATAGAACCAACAGGCCCACCAATCTCGGTCATGACCTGTTTGTCGAACTGGGCAATCTTGTTGAATGGATACATGGCCATCTTGAAGTAGCCTCCTGCGTTTCCCCACTTCTTTCCCCACGAGTTGCGGCAGTGCCAGTACGGGACATCCCCGACCTTGTCGTTGTCGTATTGAATGTTCTTGGCAACGCCCCACCCCACGATGCTGATGGCGTGGAGGCCGGCAGCCTCACTCGTCATGCTATCGCTAAACTTCAGTTTGCCCCCTTTGTACCCATTATAATCCGCGCGATCGAGGTACACGCCCCCATTGAAGTGAGGATCTGTGAAATTACCAGTGAAAAAGTTTTTCAGGACTACGTAGCCTCCGATCACGGGTCCGAAATCGAGGATATGGCTCTTGATGGTGTTCCTGAAGACATCAATAGGGACTTCGTTGTTAATGAAGAAGACGTCACTGCCGGTGTCGATCTTGTACAGGTACTTCTTCTCACCCTTGTAGTAGCATCCACATGGTTTAGGCATGTTGTCATTGAGCTTGGAGGCTAGAGTCTTTGCATCGAAGTGGCGCGCCGACGAGACGCTCTTGCACAGCTCTTTGTCGCCAGAACACCACGAATAATCTATACATGACGTGTCTGCGACGGGTTCGTTCTCAAGATAGGGGGCGATAGCGGCGGGATTGCCTCCAAAGCACCCTTTGTGGAGCTTCCCCATGGGGATGCAGGACATGAGGTAGGTCGCGCTGATGTTGGGCGACCAGTCAACCGCACCGGAGACGACCAAGCAGTCACCTAGGGTGTCGGCGAACGCTACGGCGTAGCAAGAACCGCAGGCGTGCTGGGTGCTCACCTCATGAATCAAACTTTTTTTTACCAGGTCAAGGGGGGAGTCGTGATTGGTCGGGATAGCCCATGAGAAGTTCTCGTGAACGTGTTCGTGGGTGTGCAGCTTATGAGGATGCTCCTTTCCTGAGTGTTTGTGCTGGCGTGGATCGTACGAACCCAAATCCAATGTAGGCAGCTCTTTTGAGAATCGGATGTCTGTGTTGAGTGGTGGGATAATAAGATATTTTCCTTCTTGATTAACATCATTAAAACTCTCTATTTTTGGATCAGTATGGGCATGTGAGTGTTCTTTTTTTTCGTATTTGGTGTGATCGTGAAAAGGGAGATGTTCGCTGAACCTGATGTCTGTATTGAGGGGTGGGATGATGATGTCTTCTGAGAACTGCTCCAACTCAGTAGCCGCACTCAAATGCCCTGCCGCAACGGTACTCAAACCGCCAGTTTCTTCCTGAAGTACAATAGCCCCCTGGTTCTCGAGGTACTGTGTTAGCTTATCTTCCTCATCAAATCCCTCAAGATTCATGGGTTTTCTAGAAATGTAGTTTTCCATGTTTTTATAGGAGGGTAAAAAGTTTATTTTGTTTACGCCTAGTATGAACCATCTAATGTATACCATAAAACTACTGTCCCTTGGGATATGAAAAGCAGGCTAAAAAAATAATCAAGGTAAATCAAAATGGACTATGAATCTATGACAGTACCCCAACTGAAGGATATTGCACGTTCCAATAACCTCAAAAACTGGTCCAGACTCAAGAAAGCAGACCTCATCCAGTTCCTCATCGACAATGTGCCGCGAGGAGCCGTGGGAGGCAGACCTCCCTCGCGCGGGAGAGGCCGGACCCCACGTCGCAGGTCCCCATCCCCGGCGCCGAGGCCCAGGACACCGAGCCCGAGGCCCATACCCCCATCCCCGCCCCGCACGCCGAGCCCGTCCAGCGGCCTTCGGAGGCCGAGGTCCAGGACGCCGAGCCGGAGCCTCAGGCGTCGTTCCCCCGCAAGGATCCCAAGCGGTCCCTTCGGAATCGCCAAACTGAAGAAAAGACAGTGCGTTAGGAACCTCCGCAAAGACGTGGTCGCCGTGGCTGAGGACTACGGGATCTCCATCACGAAGGCCGATGGGAAAAAGAAGACAATCAAAGAACTTTGTGTTGAGATCGATATCGCCGGCGCACAGCAACTCCCAATGCCTGTAGCAGCCACCCCTCCCAGGACGCACACACCATCACCACTTCAAATACCTCGTCCCATTACACCACCCATCCTCGAATCTGTACCTACCGGTATGATTCCAAGGGCCGTCGTCTACGCACTCCTAAACATAGATAGGGATATGACCAAAGCAGATCTTCTCAAACCTAAAGTCCTCAACAAACCAACTCTGGTTCGGTATGCGGAAGAGCTTGGAATCAAAGGCAAGTCTCTCACAAAGGAGGTTCTGTTGGATAGGATTGTGGCTGCCCAAGTTGCACGCGACATGCCCGTCATGGCGCAGGCGATTGAAGATGAATCTGAGGTGATCGCTGATGAGATCGTAGACCACGTATCTGAGATGGTGATCGCTGCGGGGGAACAACCTCCCGCTCAAGAGGAGGTACAAGCCGTCGTTCAGCAGCGCGTCTCTACGGGTGAGTCTGTGAACTCAGCCATTGTAGCGGACGAGATCATTGCCGAACAACAAAGTGAAGATATCATCGAGCGACCGGAGGTCGCAGGGCGGGGCGAAGCCCCGCAGCCCAGCTCAAGACGAAGCTTATCTTCGGTCTCCAGCTCAAGACGAAGCTTGTCTCCACAGTCATCATTCCTCTCATCTCAGGTCTCCAGCCTCCTGTCGAGGTCTTCCATGTCCAGCATTACCAGATCAAGCGTAGCCAGCAGCGTGGAAGTAGCAAGCAACATCAGCAACAAAGTGGCCGAAGATATAGTGGACGAAGTAGCAGACAGAACGGACATATCATCCGTCAGGCGTACCATTGATGAGGTGGTTGAGGAGCAAGGCGTGAACCTGGATATTGACTCCAACAAGCTGGAAGAGGTGGTTAGCGACGAGCAGGCCCGTGAAGCAGTGGAGAGCGTGGTTGATCGCGCCACAGACGAGGGCCTCATCTCAAAAGATGAGGGTAGCGAGATCCTGCAACCCCTGAAGGACGAGGTGTCGGCAGTAGCAGCAGCAGCAATCCGCACCGGTGCGCGCCCCAAAGTGATCCAGCAACGTTCATCGCGGAGGTCCCAACCCATCACGAGGCAGATCAGAGGCGAACAAGACATCGAGCGCCTTCTTAGGGAGATTCAGAAGCCCGAGGAGAGCATCAACAACATGCCACTCATCCAAAATAAGGTGTTCAGGTGCTTAGGTGTTGTCAATTAGTAAATACCAATGTAAATTTGAGAAATTGAGTTATCTTTCATTACCTCTAGGGGTAACGAAGTACAAAGTTTTCTTCAGCACATAGCGGCTCCGCCGCCGGCCGAGCGGAGCTCGGTACCTTTGAGGAGAACAGGCGATATCCACTTTGCGTGCTTCAGAATTAGGTATATTTTACGCTTCTTCAGGTCTTCGATTGATAGTGGATGGTCTGGCACGGCGGGGCTTCGCGCCAGTTCCGGGTAAGCGTCGTAGATCTCGCGATCTAGGAAGCCTACTCTGTGTGTGTTGTTGTTGTAGTATAGAGACAGACTTCCCTGGAACTGAGATATCAGAACCTTGACATCGGAATCAATTTCTGAGAAGATAGAACTCATTTTGTGTCTACAAAAATGATTTTTGGACAAGTTAGAATACTAACATAATTAAGCATGGATACGTATACTGTTATCATAGACTCCCTTTTGGCCCAAATAAGCTCCGAAATGAGGGAAGAGAAGGACTGGCTCTTGAGCCAGGTATATGACGATCTTGCCGACGAAGAGGACCCGCAAGTGATCGAGACATATATCGAGGATGTCATCAAACAGGGTAAGCTCGGGTGGGACCACGCCTCGTTCAACAGCATCAAACAGAGCCAACAAGAGCAGGACGACTACATCCTCAATCCATTTGAGGCAGAGGAGGGTGTCGTCGAGTGCAAGAAGTGCGGTAGCTGGAAGGTCTACTCCGTGTCGGTGCAGACGCGCGCCGCCGACGAGCCCGTGACGACCATGGCCCAATGCACTATGTGCAAGACCAAGTGGCAACAATGATAGATGCGAGCACCTAATTCTTTTTATAAACAACGTCTTCGTAAGTCTTCGTAAGTCTTCGTAAGTCTTCGTAAGTCTTCGTAAGTCTTCGTAAGTCTTCGTAAGTCTTCGTAAGTCTTCGTAAGTCTTCGTAACCCTACGGGGTTATGAAATATGACGCTCACTGCTCCCAGGTGAACTGAGGATGCCCAAAGTGCCCGTTCTTTGACGTCTCCCTGTAGATAGGCTTGTCAAGTTTCAACTGTTCAATGATCTTTGCGGGTCGTAGGTCAAAGTTCTGCTTCACTATCCCTGCCAGTCCCTCGTCGTTTATCTTGCCAGTCCCGTACGACATGACCGAGATGGACACCGGCTTAGCTACCCCTATGGCGTATGAAATCTGAACAAGGCATCGATCACATAACTTTGACTTGACAAGGGACTTGGCCACCCACCTGGCTGCATACGCCCCGCTCCTGTCCACTTTTGATGGGTCCTTACCGCTGAATGAACCCCCGCCGTGAGCACCCCCCCCTCCGTACGTATCTACGATGATCTTGCGCCCCGTCAACCCCGAGTCGCAGAACGGCCCTCCCATGACAAACGACCCGGCCGGGTTGATGTGGTAGATCGTGTCGTCGTCTAGCATATCCTCGGGGATCACCTTCTTCACAACCTCATCCCTCACGATCTGTCGTACGTAATCTAGGGTCACGTCAGGCGAATGCTGCACAGATACAACGACTGTATGGACCTTCACAGGCTTGCGGTGCGCTCCACTTGGGCTTGCCTCCTTCATAGTTCCTTCTTCTGGTGCAGTCTCATCGTCGTACTCTACGGTAACTTGGGTCTTTGAGTCGGGGCGAATCCAGCAATGCACCCCATGTCTGCGCATCTTATGAAGGAGGAGGTTGATGTTCCTCGCGTATATGAGGCTGACAGGCATCAGTTCCTCAGACTCGTTGGTCGCGTACCCGAACATGAGCCCCTGGTCGCCGGCACATAGCTCCTCCCTGTCCACGTGGACGCCGGACGCGATCTCGGAAGCTTGACTCACTAAGTTGACCATGATGGAACAGGTCTTGTAGTCGAACCCCATCTTTGCGTCGTCGTAGCCTATGTCCTTGATAACGTCGCGTGCAATCTTCTGGTAGTCGATCCCAGAGGCCTTACTCGAAATTTCACCAAAGATCAGGACCATACCGGTACAGCACACAACCTCACAGGCCACCTTGGCGGTGGGGTCCTGAGAGAGGTGGGCATCGAGGATAGCGTCAGCAATCTGGTCACACATCTTGTCCGGGTGACCCTCCGATACGGATTCAGATGTAAATAACATGTTTTACAGTCATATAAGTAGTCTTTAACTCATTCATGGGCACCCTTGACGCTATGTACTGATCCAGAAACTATCATAACCATAGAAAATGCAAACATTGACACTGATCATCCTGTTCATCGTATTCATGTCTGCTTGGTACTTACTCAAGACTAGTTATGAGTCGTACCTCGAGAACGAACCCACAATCATGAGGTTGAGGAATAAACTAACACCTGTGTTCCCCGAGCTCAAATTTGTGAAGATGATGAAGGGGGATGCCTCGTACACTATCAACAAGCAGAAGATCTACCTCTGCACGGAGACCAACGGCGAGGTCTACGACGACAATATGCTTACATACGTGACGCTGCACGAGCTGGCCCACACGCTTTGTCCTGAGATCGGGCACGGCAAGCAATTTCAGGACATCTTCCAAACACTGCTAGGAAGAGCCGAGCGCCATAAATTATTTGATCCACACAAGCCAAGGGTCGAGAATTACTGCAAAGCGGGCGCTAGCGGCGAACGCCGCCCTGCGACCGGAGGTCGCTAGCGGCAATAAGGAGAATGACTGATATGTATTAGTGTTCCTATAAAAATATCTAAGTAATAAAAACAAGTTATAATGGCAGGAAATATAAGTCTTGAAGCATCAATTCGTACATGCAAGATCGATCCCGCGTATGCATCCAAGGTCCAGAGCGATCGATTCCTCAACCCGGGGAACATGGTATGCCCGATCTGGAATGGGTACGATAGTGCGGGTCGTCCTGCATGCGCCGACTCATTTAACACTAAGAACCCCGGCTGCAACACCGCAGAGGACCGTGTGTTCGTGGAGAATTATCAACGACCCCAATACGTCGAGTACGTCAACCTGAGCAGCGGCGGTATCGACGGCGAGTTCTATGGCCCTACTACCCCTTACTCCATGACCCAGTGGTCCAAGATGAAGGGCTCCTCAGACCTGCACACCATCAACAACATCGCAGGCAACTACGGCCTCCAGTTCGGTTCAAACATCTACCCCAACTCCGGCGTTCATGCCTATGCAAGAGGTATGCAGCAGAACGCAGAAGCTATGAGGAAGTTCTCCTCATATAATCAGGCATACAAATCTAACTATATGAAAAACGTCGCAGGAGTCGGCTGCGGCTGAGATAGTTCACATTCACGTCTTCACATCTATAACCCCGAGGGGTTACAGATCCATTGTAGACCTTACCGATAGAGGTAGATCTTGCTGAGTCGCTGCAATGAGGGGTCGTAGCGTTTGTACTCGGCCGTGCACTCAGGATAACACGGATACCTTGTCTTGATACCGGGCCTGAAGCAATGTTGCGGGTAAGAATGCCCGGTGGTTCCTTTCCAGTACGTGCGCTCAAGCCTTGGCCTAAACCCGGCCTCACGCTCTACTATGATAGGTAGGTCAGACATGTACTCACCCCGCCACCAGTCCGGGTAAGGGAAGTAGGCCCTCCCCTCTTGAGTGATGACATCCGTCTGGGAGTAGCGGTAGGGGTTGTCGCTGTTGTTCTTCAGGATCTTCTCCTTAGCTATCAGGACTTGATTATTTAGTGTCATTTTAATAGAGAATAATTTAGTTGAATGAAAATAAGCTCCAAGATTAACTTAATTTACTTAATTAACTTAATCTTGAACCAAACAAAATGGTAGAACAAACGTTGATGCTATCGAGCCCCAAGGCACAACCATTTGGAGTCTTGAGTAGCAAGGCTGTGATCGACTTTACCGTCGGCTCACACTCCGTCCCGAACCCCAAATATAGCTTCAGGCATGGAGCCTGGAAGACCGTGACTCAGTACGTGTACGTCAACATGTTCAAGAAGGACAAACACCGACAACGTATGAGCGAGATGCTTGCCCCCAATCCCTTCAATAACATGCTTCACCTCCGTGAACAGGAGGATGTGGAGATATACAACGAGGCAGTGATGAAGAGTCTGCGAGAGCGGTTCCGTCAACGTGAGGAACTGAGGACCAGACTTTATCAGACCAGAGGCAAACAATTGATCCACAGTAATAAAGAGATCTTGGGTATGCTCAACCACCTACGTCTCCAGAACAACCAAGTGGTGTACGACCCAAAGACCAGCAGAGAGATACCCAGATCTGAAGTTCTTCAAGTTATTAGCGGTGTGGAGGAGGAGATAACAAAGAACCCATCATTCCCCGACCATATGGACTTTGCAGACATGAGGAAGTACGCAAAACGATATGGTTACAAAGATCTACCACTCAATGACGAGATCTTCCTTAATATCAACTACATCGTCCCTATCATCAAGTATAGGCTGCGTGAGCGTCTCTGGAACCAAGAACTTGAACAATTCAAGGACCATCTTCTCGATGTCTTTTTGGACGACATCCTTGAGGATGAATACCCTAACCTAGATCCTTCTGAATACACAGAGGCGAAGCGCCAGCAGATCGCCAAAGAGAAGAGGCTTCAGGTGTACAAGGACCAGCTCTACGACCTTTACACCAAAGGAATGAAGGAGAACGACCACATTCTGGAAAGGCTTCGCTTCACACCCGACAATACGCTTCGCGAAATGGGCCGCAGCGCCCGCGAGATCAATGATAGACTCATGACCCCTGAGGCGCAGGCGGAGAAGATCTACATCAAACCCGATGACCCGTTCCTTCCTCATTACATCGAAGATGTGATGATGGACGGGAAGCGGTACGTGTCGGCAGTGCACTACGCTTACGCACGTATGATTGCGAATCTGCTCGACGTGGGGGAGCTGCCAGGGCTTGAGACGTTAGATATCAACACTGTGGAGCTGAGGGACCTGGTCGATACATACAATGACATCAAACGAGATTGGATTGATCACAACATGAAGGCCAATAACGAGGTGGCCGTAGGGATGAAATTTGAGCAGCATTCGCCTCTAGTTCACTTGTTGCTTGCTACGAGAGGATCTAAGGTGATCTGGAATGATCGATCTGATCCTGTATTGGGGGTAGGTTACGATGACAGGGGCGCCAACAACACTGGTAAGCTACTTGAGTACGTGAGGGACTCTTGGAGGAATGCGTCTCTGCAGAACAGGCTCATATCATCATACGGGTCTATCGCGAACAACGTGTGGACAAACTCATGGATGATGAGCATGGCACAGGACTTCAAGAACACGATGCTCCTCCTTCAGGACCCCACAACGGCGGACCTGGAAGTCATATACAGCGTGCATGGCATACCTGGGAGCCCTGGGACAGACGATGTCCAAACCCTCCACAGATCAGGCCTTAACAACGACCAGATTTCAATTGTGTTCCCCGTGATCCTGGCTATGTACCTGCCCATGCGGGACAAGACTGAGGGGGAGCTCATGAACGATGAGGCCGTGGTATACTTTACCGAGAACGACTACAGAGGGAGGAAGAAGGAACTGAATGATGATCTTGGGCGAGCCAGAGATCGTCTGGGCAGGATGGCGGAGTTGGTCCAGTTGGCTGACGGTGTAGATAAAGGAAAATTCGTGATGAGCATCCTCGGAAATAAGCAGACTAGCAACAAGAACGATGCACGTTGGTACCGTGTGTACAAGTGGTCGCATTAAAGACTTCTCGCCGCTCGGTCGCTCACGATTTGAAAATTTGATGAAATATTTGATGTTGGAAGTTGAAAATCAAGCATGAGGAAATAACTTAACTAAGTAAGACTATATCAAAATGACAATGAACATGAACGCAAATGCTCTCATCTCATGTATCGGCTCCTCTCTTCGCGGATTCTTTGAGTTCTGCGAGGCTCAGAATGGAGTGAAGGCAGATGAACTGGATACCCTCTTTGCTCAGTTNTTTGATGATGCCGAGAAGGCTGCAGCTAGCGGGGCGACGGAAGGTAGTGACGTCGCGCAGGCAGTCAAGAAGCCAGCCAAGAAGGCTAAGAAGTCACCGTGTTCAGTATCCGACAGCGACTCGGAGTCTTACCACGTACCCACAGACATCGACAGCGACTCGGAGGTGGCCAAGAAGGTCCCTAAGAAGACCCCCAAAGCTGTCGGTAAGCCTAAGAAGAAGGAGACATCCGATCACAGCGACTCGGAGGACGATGACGACACACTAATCAAGAAGCCTGCAACTAAGAAGCCTGCAACTAAGAAGCCTGCAACTAAGAAGGCTGCAGCTAAGAAGGATGTTGAGAAAGAGGTGAAGAAGGATGCCCGTAAGCCATCTGGGAAGGGGAAGGACCTCAAGCCTAGGGACGAGCAGACGTCTATTGGTTCGGCTGATCTGAGTAAGAAGAAGTTGCCTGAACTGAAGGCTCTTGCCAAGGAGCGAGGTCTTGCTGTGTCTGGGACAAAGGCCCAGGTAATTGAGAACATCCTCAATTATGAGAAGGATCAAGAAGGTACTTCCGCAGAACAGCCTGAATGCGAGGATGATCTGAATATTGAGGTCAAGAAGCCTAAGACCAAGCAGAAGCTGTGTGAGCCGGCTACTACAAAGAAGTACGAGATTATACAACGTCACGGTCTGAAGATGGTGGAATACAATCCGTTGGACGGCTGCTTTGTGCTTGATGCCAATAACGTGGTTGTGGGTTGGGTCCATAGAGACGATGATGAAATCGAAGATGAAGATGACGGTGTTGATGTCAGGGCGCTTGACAAATACAGCTGTGAGATGGCAAAAGAACTTGGGCTTAAGTATGAGGTCCCGGACAACCTTGATCAGTAAGTACTATATAAGTATTCTTTTTTCTCCTACTATCGATTTCATTCCCTTCGGGGAATAAAATCATACCAGCATTCAAATTTATTTTCTAGATGACTAAAAATGTCTGGTTTACTCACTAATAATAATATTGGAAGCTATGGAAGTGGAGGTCCCAACGTCGGGGGTGGTTGCAACTACGCTCAGTTGGGAGCCTACAACCAAGGATTCAGAGGTATCCGTCCGCCTGTTCCTCTCACTGCAGTGTCTGGATATTACGTCGTGCCGGCGTACTCGGCACCCGGCTATGATACCCTCACTCATGGATCCTCCGATGGATCTTGCGGAAGTTCTTCAGGAAACTACTTCAGTATTGGTCGCGCGTATGGGCAAAACGCGGGAAATTGCAGCACAAAATACATGGGCTCAGTCTGCCAATAGATGACGATGAATGAAGTTAATGAAGTTGAATATAGATCCCCAACAATCAACCTTCAAAATAAATCATGGTTATTCATACCCAACACCCTCAAACCATCTTAGACAGCATCGTACAGTTTGTAGATATAGTTCTATGCTTTGACAACCATCTCAACTCAGAATGTATTGAGGATGCGCGTCGTCTCAAATCTGTTGTGATATCGCTTCTCAAGAAATGCAATCTCCATCCCTTCCTGACCACAGTTGGTCACTCTGTCTCATGCATCTCACCCGACTGTACCCCGTCTTGTCGTATGTTCAAACGCGTTCGTTCTCACATCCAGGTCACAGAGCCTCGTGAGCACGTATGCGCCATCATGCACATCTACGGTCAGCTCCTCAGGATGCACGTGGACACGTGTGTGAAGGACTTCTGTGGTATGCATAGCTGCAAGGACATGAAGAAGATACGCGAAGAGCAAGGACGCATGGTCTTACCAGAAACGTTTGCTCAAAAGGAATATGCACTCAGGTGTTCGATAGCTGCCATGCCGCAGGAGGAGCGAGGCACCCCGAGCTGATTAAGTAGGTTTCAATAGATCTATATCCCCTAGGGGATATAGAAAACAATCATACGAGCTCGGTCATAAAAGTTGAATTTTCTAACCGTTAGCATATCTCACATATAAAACACTATGTCAGAACGTCTAACAAAGTACAATCATGTGATTGTTACTGAAGGTAAGAAGATTGAGTTTAAATGTTCCACATGTGGTACATTGGACGTGATTGCGCCAAGTCTTCTCACACGCGATATCAAATCTAATCAATATCTCTGTTGTGACCCAATGCCAGTGGATCCTGAGATCATCAATGGGTTGAAGGTTATTGTAGATAAAAGCTAAATTGGGTCTTGAGTGCCCAAAAGGTCATAGGTTGTGTATGGCCTGAATGCGTGTCTGAGAAGATGGTCGCTAAATGCCCGATGAAAAACGAGGCTGTGAAGAACAAATTCAAAGAAACACGGCGTAAGCAACGAGAGGACCGTGAACAAGAGTTAATTGAATCAGGAAAGACTCCTGAACAAGTACATCTTGAGAGATTTGGTCATGTATATGTTGGCATTGAGGAGATGGATATAGTACGGGCCAAAAACGCACATGTAGTCATCTTCAATTGTGGGTCATGTGATAATAAAAATGTGATACCACAGAGTCGTCTTCAAAGATATGTGATGGACTCATCGTGCTTACATTGCCTACAACCCACAAATGAGATGGTTGGAAAGTACACACTCATCACGCGTCGAGAAGGGACCAAGTATGTGGCACTTCTATGTGATGCCGGCCATCGATTCTGGATAAGAGAGAAGGAGGTGATTGAGGATGGTAGAGGCTGTCCAGATCCAGGTTGTAGTGACAAACTGAGGCGTGAAACTTGCATGGAAAAATATGGTAATGAGGTGGCATGCCAAGCGTCTGAAGTGAAAGAGAAGATCAAAGGAACCCTCCAAACAAACTATGAGGTTAATAACCCTTTTGAGTCATCTGAAATACGTGAGAAGGCTAAAACGTCCATGGTTGCACGTTATGGTACACAACATCCAATGCACGTTGAAGAGATTGTGGATAAGATGAAACAGACGAATTTGGAAAGATATGGAGAGGAATACGTGGGTGCAGTTAGACGCGATAGGTATAAAAAATAGAATAATAGGACTTCAACATCTATAACCCCGAGGGGTTACAGAGACTGAATGTATTCAAGGGAAAGACGTGGTTTGGACATCTCCCATTGCGGCAGATGCAGCTCCATAGACTTGATGACTCATGTTGGTCTGGGCCATATCGACACCGCCGATCGTGGTGTCTGTGCCGCCAGACGAGTTGTAGATAAGGTTGGCAAGGGAATTGTTGGTCTCATTATTCACACCACCCATAACGTTCATAGCGCCTTGTTGGAGTACTTCTAGAGCGTTATAACTTTGTGAAGGGATCATCCAGTTTCCGCTTATTGGTACAATTGGTAAATCTCCTCTAATAGGATCTCCCTGACCTCGTAGTCTGGAATTTCTATTGGCGTACATATACCTGTCATACACGATAGGTTGTTTCATTTCTCCGTCTTGTGTCACAAAAGCTGCTTGATCAGGTTCAGCTACAGTACTTGTGGGCCATCCATCAGCTGACCCTGTCGCTACAGCCATATTAAGGACTTGGTTATAGTCCCCGTTTGTATACGCCGCTGAATAAGGGTTGTGAGGGTCGAGAGGAACTTTAGGCACACCGAGATATTTACTCTCCTGCCATCCATATTGAGGGTTTGCCCCCTGGTACCCCTCACCNCTCATTTCGTTAAAGCCGCTACCTGGAATACCCTCAGCAATCGCGTAATTGAGCGGGTCTGGAGGGTTGGGCTTTTCTGAAAGGGGATCTTGAGGGACACCCATTTGGTTGTAGTTGGGGAACTTGCTCCTCAGGTCTGCACCGTAATTAACGTTTGAGAAGCGGGGGCTGAGGATACCTTGGAAATTGGGAACCTGAAAGAAGTCCTGAGTGTTTGGATTCTGGAACATCTTCTCAGCCTTAACTTGTCGGCTGGGGGTCATCCAAAATCCTTCTTTTGTGTCACATGTATAAGCCATGTAGATCGCTGTTCCGAGAAGTGCGATCAGTACAGTTGTCAACACTACTTGATTCATTTTTATAGAGGTGATAGAATATTTTGGTGGTAGGGGCCCGAAGGGTCGGCGATGCAGGACAATTAAATGAATTTAGCCATATAGAGACATACTCAAAACAAACCATGAATCAACAATCCAAAATAACGGCAAACTCAAAAAATCGTGCAAGCGATCTTACGGGTGAGCGAACGGGCGTGCAGGGGGTGGAGCCCCGCAAGGCAAGCCCGCCCCGCACGCCCCGCCGCACCCGCAAGGTAACCACTCTCGACATGCCAACCAAAGACAAGGTACTGGACACGGAGACAAAGAAGATGGTCCAGTACGTCTCATCTATAGTCAACCTCTCAACTGGCAAACGCTACCGATGTTGGTGGTGCACGCTCACCATAGATAACGAGCCAATCGGGTGTCCCATCGGAGTGAAGTTCTCGTATCCAGACAACGACCCGCAAGCGACCGAAGGTCGCCGGCGGGCTTCGCCCGTCCGCCCCGCAGCCCGCTCAGAAATCACTACATACTCGACAGACGGGGTCTTCTGTTCCTTCAACTGCGCCAAAGCCTACATCAACGAGAAGGAGCGTGCGAACGTGATGTACAAGAACAGCAATGTCCTCCTTGCTCATATGGTCTGCGACATGAACGGACGCATCGCGCCCGTGTCCATTGAGCCATCGCCCGATAAGCGACTTCTGATCGAGTACGGAGGACACATGACGGAACACCAGTACAGACAATGCTTCGACCGCATGCTTTACACCGAGAAAGGTATCATCAAGATGTTCCCAACAACTGTCATATTTCAAGAAGAAGAGAAGCTCAACAGAGGAGGCAGCCGAACACCAACGAGCACTCCTCAAAGACGATAAATTACCGGACAATTCTGTGTCGCCGGCTCATGTTGTTTACAAATCATCTTCGTGAAATAAAATGTTTCAGATCATCCTGATTATACTAATCATCACTTTACTACTTGCATTGGTCTGGTGGAACGTAACAACCAGAGACATCGCATACTTTGACGGCCTCTCGATGGTTGAGCTCGACCCGCGCTTCACAAGACTCACCAAAGGTCAGAAGGACGATCTCTCCGTCGATCTCAAGTTCCCAAAGGACGGTGCCAGAGACGGTATCCTCCTCTTCATGGCGGGGAACGGCACCAACGATTTCCAGATCGTCTACGTCCAGGACGGTAAGCTCATCGTCAACACCAAAAACAGCAAGCCCGCGTCATTTGTTCTGGACCCAGACATTGAGGCCAACGTCAAGAACCAAGATTGGATTAGGTTGGTATTTACCATACCTGATGAGTTCAAAGACGATATGATCTACTTTGGAGGCGCCCCCATTAATCAGATCCCCAAGAACACGCTCAAGTTTGCCGGACAGTCCAAAATCATCCCGTTCCCGGATAAAAACCTCAAGGCGTGTACCAACAGATGTTACCTCAACGATATCAACCTCAGCGAACAGTTCCAGAGAATAGGCCTCAAATCAGATTGATCACCAAAGCCAAAGCCAAAGCCAAAGCCA